TATCGTTTAGTGGGGAACCTTTGGATGCCTTTGTTCTGAGAACGAACTTGGTATCATTTGTAAACTCATTGTGGAACTTGTTCTCCATCTTGAATTCAGGAAGACCGTTGGCCTGGATTCTAAACTTGTAGTAAGAAACCTGTGCCATCAGAAAGTCTCTTACAAGTTCAAGATAGTTAAGACCATTGGTACGGTCCTGACTGATCTTAGTAATCGCAACTGCCATCAGATAAGACAGTTGATTATATTTACCAAGGCGACCAGTAGTCAGATTTGCCTCATTGAGGAATCTTGGATTGCCTCTGATCCAGCGGTCGTACATGGAATTCCAGGTTGCCATGTTCGCATCAATGGTTGCATCTGGGAAGTTCTCAGGCGTAGGGTTCTCAGGTATCAATGAACTTAGATTAGCAGGTAACTCAGACGAATACGGTTGGGTCTGTGCCAGATATCTGATTGTCTCATACTGGGTTTGGGCAACACCTTTGGATTCATCGCCCAAACGTCTCAGGACTTCATACTCAGTCGTCCGCCTAAACTGCATCATGAAAGGATCATTTGGATTATCATTCACAAACGTCATCAAGTCCTGTGGTTTGATGACGTTAGTAGTAGAAGACATTACTTTCACCGAGAAAGGATACTCTCTACCAGCATCATCGTAAATAATAAAGTCAACAAGAGGATAGTTGCCCTCTGTTGGTACAAATACTGTTGCATTACTCTTGTCGAGATCAGCAAATCCCATCGCTTCAAGTGATCTATGTCCATGTTCAAGAACGCAGATGGGTGCTATCAACTCACTGAAATCTTTTTGTATATTATTGAGACTATCAAATGCAGAACTACTTGCAAATAGTTGATATGCACTCAACAATTCTGATCTATCAGATCCACTATGACTATCACAATAGTCAATCAGTTGAATAAGATAGTTCTTTAATGGAATTGGTATATCTCTATCACGGACTACCTCTCTAATCTTAGCAAGGTAGGCATTGTACCTCATCCTAGTACCACCAATACCAGGAAAGTCCTGAGGTTTCATTGATACTCTGACGCCGCTAGTAGTTGCCTGAGGTTTCTTAACAGCAGAGATACTTATCCATCCCTGTATGAAGTCTTGGGCGCGACCGTTCGGATACCAACAAACCTCCATTCTAGATGGAGGAGTATTCAGTCTCTTCGCAACGTAGTGAACGTCAGCATCTTTTGGCACATCACCTAACTTCTGGTTACCAGTTTCAGCAGCGTAAATAGGTGTTGCTCGGTTAACCGTGCCATCATGACCAGCAGCAAATACAGGAATGTATCTTCCCCAAACGTCTTGGATTCTAGATGCCACAGCGTATCATTAATCGTCGAGACTATTTAGGTAGTCTTTCTCATTTTGATAGGGAGTTTTCTTTTGTGTCCAGATCTCATATCCCTCTACAAGATCTGGGATCAACCACTGGTCCACCCGATAGCAATACTTCCAGTTGACAGGTTGAATACAATTCATCACGACAACTTGAAAGAATGCTACCAGGTGGATCCAGAGACTAAGCATTAGTCTGCCTCAAAATTCTTGTAGTGTTGTTCAAGTTTATCATCGAGTTGCAGAATAACTTCACGGATCTTTTTAACTCTCAACGGACAACAGGTCTCATCCAATGTGTATCCTCTCTGTTCAACAACGAGTGCCTGCAATACAGACACTGCCATTTCGGGTTCAAGTTCAATAGTAATCATCAGATGTCACCTACTTTACGATTTTCAGATTCTTGGACAGAGAAACTACCGTCAGCATATCGAGCAGCAAGTTTCAGAGAGTTGACGTAGATAACGTGGTCAAAGGTCACGTCCAGAGCATGACATGCCTGAGCAACATACCACATAACATCACCCAATTCTTTGACAAGGTGCTCCTTGTTAGCATCATTCCACGGTTTGCCTTGGAACTTCAACTTCTTCACGATCTCCATAAACTCACCACCCTCAGCACAGATGCCAGAGGCAGCAGTATCAAGACGTGCAATGTCACACCCTTCCTCTTTCAGTTCACGCAGACGTTCGATATACTGGTCTTGCTTCTTGCTAGGGTTCGAGCAAGTCTTGTCAGCAAATTCCAGGTACTTATCAAGGTCAACACGGAAGCGATCGGGGTCAGTCTTCTCTTGCTTCTTCTCTTCTTCCTTTTCACGGATCTTGGAAGCAGTCACCCAGGCATTGAAACCTTTCTTGTTGATGAATTCTTCGGGAGTCTTAGGAGTATCCTCCTCCATGTCATCCAACTTCTCCTTCATCTCTTCTTCCAAATCCTTAGCGGCATTGGAGAGTTTTTCTGCCGCTGCCGACGCTGCATCTTGCTGATCAAAATTTACATTGACACCAGCAGCAGGATCCACAGGGGGTTGCCCAGGATAGTTGGTTGCTTCGGGGGTCTTTTTCTTAGTCATACTTGCCAGGAATCAAATTTACTTTTGGTTTTCAGTTCGATGATTTCGTCATCAGCGTTACCCGAATCGATCAGGTTGTCTTGGGCAGACTGATCACAATCATACAGTCTCATCTTTGCCCTGTCAATACCAACGATGAAACGCTTGTTCATCGTAGGATCGTTGTATCTATTCTTCAACTGCTTGACCATAATCTGACCCATGTTCTCCAAGTCTTCGGTAGAAATGAGAGCGAACATTAGGTCAGCAGTAGCAGGGAGACCGAAAGATTCAGAGGTATCTTTCAAATCCACGTCAGAGTTACCATAACCAGAACGAGTAGTCTGTGTGGCAGATACAATAGGAACGTTGTGCTCAACAGCAAGACCACGCAGTTCTTCTGCAATAGACTTAATAAATGTGTAGGAGTTGACCACAGCATTCTTGTATCGTGCAGATGCACAGATGTTCAGATAGTCAATGAAGATAATGTCAGGAGCAAACCCACGCTTCATACTCAGTTCGTTCAACAGAGACTTGAAGTGATTAACATGAGCAGAGGCAGTAGGGTACTCCTTGATTACCAGACGACCTCGGGTCTTCTGTGTCAGGGCATCGACTTTGGTTCGGAATTGGTTCTTTGTGAAAAGTGGATCAGAGAGTTGCTTGATGTTGAGGTCGAGGAGGTTGGCATCAATTCGTTCAGCAATCTTCTCCTCTGCCATTTCAAGTGTAATGTAGAGTACGTTGCGCCCCTGCAAGAGGCAGGCACTAGCGACGTGGCACATGAATAGAGACTTGCCGACGCCCGTGCCAGCAAGAGCGATGTTGAGAGTCTTGCTAGGCAGACCACCTTTTGTAATTTTGTTGAAGTATTCAAGATCGAAGGGAATTTTGTCTTCTTTCTTATGGTAGAAATCGTAGCGGTCATCAGCGTCTAGTAAGTAATCGTGTCCAACAGTATCATCAAAGCATGTACCCAGTGCTTCCGACATGATATGTGGGATAGCATCTTTGGTGCGAGTCTTATCTTGCCCATCAGCAATCTTGATAGACTCCATCAAAGCAAGATAGATCGCACGTTCTTTGCACCACTTCTCAGTGGTGTCCATCAACCAGTCATCATTATATTGAGTTTCATCTAACTTAGTATCAAGGAAGTCTTCGATCTCCTTGATAATGTCAGAACTCAAATCCCGACGCTTTTCAATCTCAATTTTGAGAGCAGTAGGTTCGGGTTGTGTATTGTATTCAGTCACATACTCATTGATGTGATTGAATATAATTTTGTAAGGTTGAAAATCGAAGTATTCATCTTTCAAAAAAGGCAACACTGACCTGAGATAGGTCTCGTTTAGGATCAGTTTGCTCAACGCAATCTCTTCGATCTTTTGCATTAGATGTAGTGTAAGTAAGTGCCAACAATATACTTGTCATTTGATACAGGGACAAGTCCTGCATGTGGGTAAGTCCAAGTGGGCGGGAACAGCAAACACTTACCTCGTTCTGGTTTGATCTTCAAGTCCCTATCAGGGAACTCAGTCTCACCACCTTCATCCACATCATTGAGGTAGAAGAACAATGCTAGGAATCTCCTAGCACTATCATGATTTCCAACATCAGCGTGGAGATCAAAACGATCATCCTTCGATACACTATATTTTTTGAGACGAACTTGCTCTAAGGTATTCTCATAGGGCCAGTTGTCGCGACAGTTAGTGTCTTCCATGTACCGTTCGGAGACCTCTTTGATTGCCTCAATCAATCTGTTATGGACCTTTGCCCACCCAGAAGAAAGGTTGTCCTGTGCATACTCAGTTATATTGAACTGACTAAACTGTGGACGACCTTGCCTCTCCCAACGTTCAAAGTCAGTATCTCTACACAGTTCAAGAATGTTCTTGCAGAGGTTATCGTCAAGAACATTGTCATATGTTCTGATGTAGAAATTAGGATCCATAACTAAACTCCTGACGTGCTGCTTCTTCAAGTTGTGCCATCACTTCTTCGGTGAAGTATTTCTCGGGATCAGCGAGAACAGACTTAGCAAAAACAGAAGATTCACCAATCTTCCAGCGAGTGCCGACCCTGGTGAATACTCCGTACTTCTCACCCAATTCCAGAAGTCCGTAATACTTATCCAGTCCGCGTTCGTCATAGAATAGTCTCGTCTGAATCTTGGAATTTTCTTTGGTGAAGCGAGACTTCTTGGTCTCACACTTGATAATGTTACCCACTACCTCAGTACCATCCTTCTCCTTACTCTTGGACAGATACACAATAGTCGATGCAGCGTATTTAAGTCCACTACCACCGCCCATTTCTTTCATTGGCACATAGGATCCCACCACATCATAGGTGTGGTTGGTGACGAGCAGAGGGATGTCTGCCTTACCCAGTTTGAGAGTCAGCACACGGAAGATAGACTTCACAACCTGAGCACGAGTCATGTCACGAGTCTCTTTACCTGCCTCAGAGTCTTCAATCTCTTTGGTGGTAGAGAGCATACCCAGAGAGTCTAGCACAAACATGAGAGGTTTGCGTTCTTCCTTGGGTTGTTTCAGATAGTTGTCAACAATTTTGATTGCTTGCTGACGGAACTCCTGCACAGTCACCACAGGTACAATGATCATACGATCAGAGGGAATACCACGGGACTCAATCATCTCACGAGAGATAGCAGACTCGGACTCAAAATAAATGCATCCAGCATCAGGATTATTTCTAAGGAAATTACGAACGACAGAAAGAGCAAAGAAAGTCTTTCCCGTGCTCGATTCTCCTGCCAGGGCAGTGACT